TTTATTTCAAAGTGCAACAACAGATGTTGAGGGTAGATTTTATGTTACAATTAAATGTACCAAAGGAAGTTATGTTGGAATATCAAAAAAAGTGTTTGAATTAAGGAATAGTTAATGGAACTTAAAATATTAAATAACAGTTTATCCCCCTCTTTTGTAATTAAAACAGAGGATGAAAATATTTTAGTAAACACACCTAAGGGGTTTTATTATTCTTTAGATGATGAAATAGATAGTGTGTTGTTTACATCAGATGATTTATATCATACTTATGATATTGAACAGCTAAAGTATATTTCTAAAAAGATGTTAATATGTTATGCTTTTAAAGAGTTTATTCCAAATCTGAAGAAGCTAATTACAACATATGATTTACCATTAACATTAAAAGAAGTTAAGCCTTATATAGAAATTAAAAAAGGAATTACTACATTATTTTTACATAAGAAACCAATAGGTATTTATTCCAATATATCTATGGGGTTAAAATTAAATAATACTGTGATTCTTCCATTGTTTAAGAGTATAACTGATAAGACAAAACAACTATTGGACAATACAGATTTAATTTTATTAACATTGAAATATTTAGAAACAGATGAGAAAAATAATTCAAGTTCAGTAGATGAAATGATAAATTTATTAAACGACATTAATGTTAAGGAGCTTTGTTTTTTAGGATTAGGTGCAGAACTAAAACATACGTTTGATAGAGAATATTTAAAGGTTGGGAATAAATTAAAAATAGATTAAAATTTTTCCACATTATATTTTCTTTATTTATATATGAAAAACATATTTGAAAAAAATCATTTTATGAAACTTTGTACCGAGGAGTTAAACATGCAGAGAGAACACTATAGTCCTAATGCTAAATTCAATTTTGATTTTGCATTAAAGACTAAAGCAAAAGACGATTCTGGATTTTTTGTTGTGGGGTTTGCTTCAACACCAGGATTAGATAGACATGGCGAAATAATTTCAGAAGAAGCTTTAAAAAAAGCAGCTTCTAATCTATTAAAGAAACCTAATAATGTTCTATTTTTAAATCACAATTATGATAGACCTATTGGTGTTATTCAAGAGAGTGCTTATGTTTCTGGTGGTCTGATGATTAAAGCTAAGATTTCTAATACAGAACCAGTATTAAGGGAACAAATTTCAGAGGGGCTTTGGAATGCTTTTTCAATTGGCGGTATAGTTAAAGAAGCTGAAGAAATAAAAAATAAAGAAGATGATTTAATAGGATATAAAATTACAGAAATTGAATTGGTTGAAGTTTCATTAGTTGGTGTTCCAGCCAACCCAGAAGCTACACTATTAGAAGTAATTTCAAAAAGTTTATTTGATAAAAATGCTAAGATAGTTAATAATTCTATTGAAGCAGTAGTAAAATCTAATAAAGTAATAGTAGTTAAGGAAAAAGAAATTGTAGATTTAAAAGAGGTGTATGCTTTAGGAGGCTCAAGAAAATCAGAAGATTATGTTACTAAGGATATATTTAGTAATTTTTTAAATGAAGAATCTCATAAACAAAAAGTTATTACTCAGTCATATAATTATTTTAAATTAGCACTTATCTCAAAAGCAATACAAGAATATATAGGTACAGCTGGTTGGGTTTGCAAAGAAATTATAAATATAAATCCATATAATAGTAACGATAGAACTAGACCAGTATTTAGTAATTTACAAACTTCTAGAGATATTAAAGAGGAATTACTTGTAGACGGCTATTTTTGCTTAGAAAAAGGAAATGATAAATTAGTTGTTGGTGTTTTTCCTGCATGGTCTTGTTTTTATACAGCAATTTACTCTGATAGTTCTTCAAAAGATTTAGCTAGTAATTTTGTTACTGGTTATGAAACTTGGGCAAAAGAAAATAATTTCTTTATTGGAGAAAAGATAACAGCTAAAGGGGAATTTTTAGATATTCCCGATATGGATTTTGATACTGTTAAACTACCAGCAGACCAAAAGAAAGCAATTAAAGTTGGAGCATTAGAGTTCTTTAATAAAAAAGATATTTATATAAAAAATAATCTTCCATTTAAAAGGGGATTGATTTTTGCAGGAGAGCCGGGAACTGGTAAAACATTAACTGGTAAAGCATTATTAAATAAATCAGAGAGTACTTTTATTTGGGTTACATCTGCAGATTTATCAAATAGCTATGGTGATATTAATTCAAAGGCATTTAAACAATATTTAGAAATGGCTAAAGAATTATCACCTTGTATATTATTTGCTGAAGATGTAGATGATTATTTAGATTCTAAATCAGCCGTAGATACAATCAAAACACAAATGGATGGTTTAAATTCTATGGATGGTGTAGTTACTATATTATGTACTAACTACCCAGAAAGTATTCCTAAATCTTTAATTGATAGACCTAGTAGATTTGATGATGTTATAAAGTTTGAATTGCCAGATGAAGAATTAAGACTTGAAATATTAGAAGCACACATGAAAAGCGTAACAATAAAGGATAGAGATACAGCATTAAAAACAATAGCTAAAAAATCAGAAGGATTAACAGGGGCTCATTTAAAAGAAGTTGCTGTATACAGTATTTTATTAGCAGCAGATGATAATAATAGAGAAGAAATTAATTTAAAAGATTTAAATAAGGCTTTAGATAAGGTTTTAAAGACAAGAGAATTAATTAACAATATGGTTGAAAAGAAAAAATATGTACAAGATATTAGAAAGTTTACACTTGGAGGTGAAATCATGAATAAGGAAATTAAGAAGAAAACTGAAAAAGTAGAAGAAGTAAAAGAAGAAAAAGTTGAAGAAGTAAAAGATGTAGAAGATGTTAAGACTGAAAAGGTTGAAGACGAAAATATAGAAGTTAAAGAAGAAAAAGTTGTTGAAGAGGAAAAGAAAGAAGACGTTGAAGACGTTGAAGAAAAAGTTGAAGAGGTAGTGGAAGAAAAGGAATTTAATTTAGAAGAAACCTTAAAAGCTATCAATACAAAGTTGGACTCTTTTAGCACTTTAGTTGCAGATATTAAAGCAATTAAAGAAGCAACTGTTACTGCGGTTAAATCTGAAAAGCTTGATGAAGCCGAAGAGGAAGTTGAAGAAGTGAAAGAAATTAAGCCTAAGAGAAAAGCTGTAATTGTTGAAGAAAAAGGAACAGAAGAAGAAGCACTTCTTAAACAGTTGGAAGAGATGTCATTAAAAGAAATTATGGAAACTCCGGCTGTTTGGGATAAGTTAGATAAAGATATGCAAAAAGAAATAAAAAATAAGTATGTTGTTGAAAGTTTAGTAAAATAAAAAATTTAAAAATCTAGAAAATAAGGAGGTACAACTCAATGGATATAGACTTAAGAAAGAAATTTCTACAATCATTACTACGTAAAACAGCTATGGCTTCAGACACTAATTTATATGTAGATGATAGTACTGGAGAAAGTTACTTACCTAAACCTATCGCTGATGAGATTATCAAAGAAGTATATGAGAGAAATATTGCGAGACAATTATTTAGAACTATAAACGTTCCAGGTAAAACTTTATCAATACCTTCTGTTGCATACGACGATGAAAATATTTATCAAGTAGGAACAGGTGTGGGTACTTCAACAGTTGTTGGTGATGACAACTCTAAACAGTTAGAATATTCAACTTCTGCAGTTGTATTAAAACCAGGTAAGTTAGCTGCAAAAGCCGAGGTTGCTAATGATGATATTAATGACGCAAGTTTAATGGTCGTTGATTTAATCTTAGAAGCTTTTGGTACTGCTTTTGCTAGAGCTGAAGAGAAGGCAATGATTTCTGCTACTGCTCAAGATGCTACTTCATCTGATTATACAAGTTTAGTAGAAGGATTATTCTATTCTGCAGCTGACGCTCAGAAGAATACTGATACTGTTACTATTAATGCTTCCACAGATTATGGTATGACAGACGGTATTTCTGAAGGTATTAAAAACTTAGGTGTTCATGCTAGAGGAGATGTTGTTTTAATCTGCTCTGATAAGTTCGCTCATCAGTTAAGAATTGATAGAGGTGTTAAGAATGATGTTTTTGGTACAGCTCAGGTTGTTCAAAAAGGTTCATTACCTAAAATCTACGGCGTTGAAGTTTACTCATCTTCATATGTTGATGATATTGATTCTAATAAGGCTATTCTTATACCTAAATCTGAGCCATTAATTGGTCAGGGTAGAGGCGTACAGATTAGACGTAAAGAAGATATCGAAAGAGATAGTCAGATTTTTGTTTGTTTTGAAAGATTTGATTTTACTCTTAGACATATGACTTCTAGTAAATGGGATGCGATTGTCCGTATGGATATTACTCAATCCTAGGATAAAAATCAATAGGGGGAGTTTTGTCTCCCCCTTTTAAATTTAGGAGTAATGTATTGCTTGAATTTAATTCAATATTTTCTATTTATAGAAAGACAAGATTTAATTTAGTTGAAAAGAAAACTAAAAAAATATCCTTATCTCGAGGGGAGTATAAGTTTGCTTTAATTGAATCATACAATATTTCTGATTATGATAAATATATTCAGATTGTTGATGATTTGTCAAAAGCAAACTATTTTATTATCCATGTAACACCAAACATTCCTAAAAAACCTATAATAATAAACAATTTAATTTATGTTAAAGCACCCTCTAAATTTATGGGCAATACAACTTTTTTAAAGAAAGATTATCATAAGTTTTCAATTGTATTAGGTATTGGGGGGGACGGAATTATAGAAGCCAATAGAATTTCTAGAACATTTAAGATAGAATTAAATACTAATACAAAAGTATTACCTACAGGTAAAATGATTGATTGTGTTGTTGATGGGTCTTCTAAAATTAAAATATTATTTGATACCAACTATGAAGCATCTGGTAGAGGATTAGGGGATATTTTAATGACCACAGCAATTATAAAACAAATTAAAAACAATTACCCAAATTCATTATTAACATATTCAACTAAGCCCGAAGGTAAAGCAATTCTTGCTAATAACCCCAATGTAGATAACTTAAAAACAGAGTCTTATAATAAAGTAGTGTTAGAAGATGACTTACAGAATTATGATGAACATTTCTTTTTAGGTAAAATGACAGAAGATTATCTTGATAAAAGAAACCAACAGCCTAGGGTTGATTCAATGGCTGAAATGTTTGATATAAAATTAGATTCTAAATTGCCTGAAATATATTTAACTGAAGAAGAAAAGGATTTAGTTTCTGATTATATAGATGTTAAAAAGTTTAATATTGTTATTTGTATAGAAGGACTGGAAAGATATAGAAATTGGAGAATAGATTATTTAAACGAATTAGTTTCTAAATTTGATTCTAAAAATTATAATTTAATACTAGTGGGGAATAAAAAAATAGAAGTAGAAGGGGTTTTAAATTTAACAGGTAAAACAACAATAAGACAATTGTTTGGTATTATATCTCAAGTTGATTTAGTAGTTACAATGGATAACTTTGTAAGTCACATTGCTGCAGCCTTTAATATAAAAGAAATAATTATGTATACAACTATTCCAGCTGAGTGGAGAAGTTTATATTATAAAAATGCTATCCCAATTCAAAGCCCCACCGAATGTTCTCCTTGTTGGAATTTGATGAATATAAAAGGAAAAATAAATGAAGGATAAAGTTCAATGTAAGCTTTGTAATAGATATTTTAAAGCAATTACAAATACGCATTTAAAAAAGGAACATAATATTTCTATTTTAATGTATAGAAGTAAGTTTCCTAAATTTGAAGTAACTTCTGAAAAGACAAAATCTAAACGTTCTAAATCTTTTAGTTGTCATAAAAAAGATTGTCAATGTTCTTTCTGTAAAGCAATGCGAGGAGAATATAAAGGAAAAATATTTACAGAAGAACATCGTAAAAATTTAAGTTTGGTTGCTTTAGGTAAAGTTCCTTGGAATAAAGGAATAAAGAGACCAAAGCATAGCAAACTAATGAGTGGAAAAGCATGTCATTTTTATGGAAAACCCCAAAGACCACATTGGGGGGAATATAAAAATATAAATATGCGCTCTTCCTGGGAAATTGCTTATGCAAAATATCTTGATAAGAATAACATTAAGTGGGAATATGAGCCGGATACATTTGATTTAGAATATACAACATATACACCAGATTTTAAAATAGAAAATAAAAAATATATAGAGATAAAAGGATATATGAGTCCAGAAGCTTATTTTAAAATTAAAAAATTTATACTAACCAATTCAGAAATAGATTATGTATTATTAATAGAAAAAGATTTAAAACAAAAAGGGATATTAAAATGAGAAGTTGCCCCTATAATGGAAAATGTATAGATAATTTAACTCCAGATTTAATATTTAATTACATTAAAAAGAATTGTTCAAAAAAGAATAGAGAAATTCAAGATTTTTGTAAAACAAATTTAAAAAAAAATTCAAAATCAAAATTGCCTATAGTAAAAAACAATTCGAAGGTTGTTTGTATTTCATTGTGGAGAAGATTAGGAGATTGCTTATTTGCCATACCAGCTATAAAACAAATAAGAAAAAAATATCCAAACCATAGAATCATTTGGTTAACACATTATAAGTATTATGATATAGTTAAGAATTTACCTTATATAGATGATTATGTTTTATTTCAAGGCAAGATAGAAGATGGTTGGGATGCTTATTTATTAAACCCTGAAGGACAGATTACAAAATTTGTGAACCAATTAAAACCAGAAAAGTTTTATGATTTACATATTAGCCCTCAGTATAGTTCAGATTTAACTAGAAAAGAATATAGTATAGTTGAATATGTTGGTTATGAGAGAGCTGGCTTAACTGAATTAGATACTCAATTAGAATACTATCCAGATAAAGAATTAGATAGTGTAGTTAAAAAAGATTTTGATGAATTTAGAAAAGGTTACAAGGGGATAGTAACATTTAATAGTAGCTGTTTTTCAATAGCACATGAAAAATTATTTTCCAAAAGTGATATAGATAATGTTTTAGACTTATTTGAAAAAGATGGGTATCGAGTAATTAATCTAGGTCATATTTTAGACAGTAAATGTAGTAATAGAATTAATTATCAGCATTGTTCTTTAGATTATATTTATTATGGAGTAAAGCATTCAGATTTATTTATCGGTTTTGATAGTGGAGTTAGAAATCTTGCTTTAACAGTTCCAAATTCAAATGTTATTAGTTTAGATAACAAGCAATCAATAAAAAATAAATCCTCAGTAGAATTAGTTTCTGACTCATATACACATGTTGCTGTTAATATT